TAAAAAACTATACAATGCTTCAGACGTTACAAAAAGAAACAGAAATGGTCAGACAAAGTCTGGTTTATACTCTTTGTTTATCCCAATGGAATGGAACTACGAAGGATTTATTGATGAGCACGGACTTCCAGTTTTCACTACTCCTGATGTCAATCGGCTCGACCCAAGCGGTGAACTAATAGATGTAGGTGTAATAGATAATTGGCAAAACGAAGTAGATGGTTTAAAAGGAGATCATGATGCATTAAATGAATTTTATCGCCAATTTCCCAGAACAACAGAGCATGCTTTTAGAGATGAAACTAAAAACAGTATATTTAATTTAGTTAAGATATATGAGCAAATAGATTATAACGAAGAAATGTCTAGAACTTTAGGTGTTACTCAGGGTAATTTTCAATGGGTTAATGGAGTTAAAGATTCTCAAGTTATATTTTATCCAGATATAAAAGGTAGATTTAAAGTTAGTTGGGTTCCACCTCAACAACTGCAAAATAGAGTCATATTAAAAAATGGAGTTAAACACCCTGGTAATGAACACATGGGTGCATTTGGTTGTGACAGTTACGATATTAGTGGAACAGTTGATGGTTTTGGTTCAAAAGGAGCTTTGCACGGGTTAACAAAGTTTTCTATGGAAGATGCTCCAGCAAACAGTTTCTTTTTAGAATACTTGTCAAGACCACCAACAGCAGAGATGTTCTTTGAAGATGTTCTAATGGCTTTAGTGTTTTACGGGATGCCTATACTCGCAGAGAACAATAAACCTCGTCTCTTGTACTACTTAAGGCGAAGAGGATATAGAGGGTTTAGTATGAATAGGCCTGATAAAATATGGAACAAATTATCTGTAGCAGAAAAAGAAGTAGGTGGAATACCTAATTCAAGCGAAGATATAAAACAAGCGCATGCTGCTGCCATTGAAATGTATATTCAAGACCATGTTGGTATAAAACAAGATGGAACACTTGGAGATCTTTATTTTAACGAATTATTAAACGATTGGAGTAGGTTTGATATAAACAAAAGAACAAAACATGATGCTTCCATAAGCTCTGGATTAGCTATAATGGCTAACAATAGACACTTATATGCTCCAAATTCAAAAATAGAAAAACAGTCGATAAATTTAAATGTCGGTAGATACCAAAACAAAGGTTTCGAGTCGAAATTAATTAAAGAATAATATGAGAAGAACCAAAAACTTCCCAAGTCAAGTAGTTAGTGATGAGGAAAAGCTTAGTCAAGAATACGGTTTAGAGGTTGCTCGAGCTATAGAAAACGAATGGTTTAACGATTCTGGATATAACAATAATAGGTATTTAACAGATCACAATAATTTTCACAAGCTACGCCTATACGCTAGGGGTGAGCAGTCTATTCAAAAATATAAGGATGAGTTATCTATAAATGGTGATTTGTCCTATTTAAATTTAGATTGGAAGCCCGTGCCAATTATACCTAAGTTTGTAGATATAGTTGTTAACGGAATGACAGAAAGATTGTTTACTGTTAAGGCTTATTCTCAAGATCCTTTTGGTGTTGATAAAAGAACTAAGTACATGGAGTCCGTACAAAAAGACATGGACACGAAAGAGTTTAATGACATGGCTCAAAACTTAATGAACATGGATCTTTATAAAAACAAGAAAGAAGATCTACCTGAAAATGAAGATGAACTAGCCTTACACATGCAACTCAACTATAAGCAGGCTGTAGAAATTGCTGAAGAACAAGCTATTAATGTTTTGTTAAGAGGCAATAAATATGACTTAATACAAAGAAGATTATATTATGATTTAGCGGTGTTAGGTATAGCATCAGCAAAAACTTCTTTTAATAAATCACAAGGAGTTACTGTTGAATACGTTGATCCAGCTAATTTAGTTTACTCTTACACTGACTCGCCTTATTTTGAAGATGTGTATTACATTGGTGAAGTAAAAGAAATTCCAATAAATGAATTAGTAAAACAGTTTCCACATTTAACAGATTCAGATCTAGAGGATATAGATAAAAATAACTATAAAGGAAGGCAAAGAGGTGGTAGTTACAACACTAGTGCTAATGAAGATAAAAACAAAATAACAGTTCTTTACTTTAATTATAAAACTTTTATAAACGAAGTTTATAAAATGAAAGAAACTGGAACCGGTGGAGATAAAGCTATTTCAAGGGATGATACTTTTAACCCACCAGAAAACAAAGAAGGAGGTTTTGGAAAGTTAGATAGAAAAGTAGAGTGTTTATTTGAAGGGGCTTTAATACTAGGTAGTGATAAATTACTTAAGTGGGGTAAGGCTAAAAACATGATGCGTTCAAAAAGCGATTTTACTAAAGTTAAAATGAACTATTCTATAGTTGCTCCTAGAATGTACAATGGTAAAATAGAATCATTAGTTAGTAGAATAACTGGTTTTGCTGATATGATCCAACTAACTCACTTGAAGTTACAGCAAATAATGTCTAGAATGGTTCCTGACGGTATATATTTAGATGCGGATGGTTTGGCTGAAATTGACTTGGGCAACGGCACGAACTATAACCCACAAGAAGCTTTAAACATGTATTTTCAAACTGGTTCTATTATTGGTAGAAGCTTCACTTCTGATGGCGATCAGAACCCTGGCAAAATACCTATTCAAGAAATACAGTCTGGAAGTGGTGGTGGTAAAATGCAAGCCCTTATCGGTAACTACAATTACTACTTACAGATGATAAGAGATACAACCGGACTTAATGAAGCTAGGGACGGTAGTACGCCAGATGAAAGATCTTTAGTTGGTGTACAGAAAATGGCAGCAGCCAACTCTAACACGGCAACAAGACACATACTTAATTCTGGTTTATTTTTATCTGCAGAGATATGCGAAGCGTTATCACTTAGAATATCAGACATTATAGAATACTCTCCAACAAAAGATGCTTTCATACAAGCTATAGGTTCTCATAACGTAGCTACCTTAGAAGAGATGTCTGAGTTACATTTATATGATTTTGGAATATTTTTAGATTTAATGCCAGACGAAGATCAAAAAGCTATTTTAGAAAATAACATTCAAATTGCTTTATCGCAACAAACAATAGAGTTAGAAGATGCTATAGATCTTAGGGAGATAAAAAACATAAAACTTGCTAATCAACTTATTAAATTAAGAAGAAAAAAGAAACAGCAAAAAGATCAAAAGATGCAGCAAGAGAATATGAAAGCTCAATCAGAAGCTAACGCCCAGCAACAACAAGCTGCTGCTCAAGCAGAAATGCAAAAACAACAAGCTTTGGTTCAAAGCGAAATACAATTAGAACAAGCTAAAGCCCAAATGAAACAACAAACGCTACAAGTCGAAGCCGAGGTTAAAAGAACCTTAATGGATCACGAGTTTGCAATAAACATGAAGTTAAAGAAAATGGATTTACAACAATCTGTAGAAAAAGATAATACTAGAGAAAATAGATCTGATAGAAGGCAGATGATTGGAGCTGCTCAGCAAGAAAAGTTAGTAGAAAAAAGAGAAGAAGTAAAAGAAAAACCATTTGAATCATCAGGTAACGACGTTCTTGGTGGTGGAATGAGATTAGGTGCATTTGAACCTAAGTAGAAAACAAATTATTAATTATTATTATATTATATTATGGAAAAAAGAGAAGAACCAATAGTAGATGAAACTGTTGAAAAGTTAAAAGTTAAAAAACCAAAAAAGAAAAAGTTTGATCAACCAGAAGGAGAAACCTTTAAAGTAGATCTTAAGGAGCTAGTTGAGAAAGCTGAAGATATAGTCAAAATAGATTTATCTAAACCAGTTGAAGAAATAAAAGCTCCACAAGAAAAACCAACTGAACTGGTAAATAAAGTAGATCTACCAGTTATAGAGGAAGTAACTAACGAGGTAACTGAAGTAGAGCAAGTAGCAGAGATTGTAGAGCAAGAAATAAAACAATCAATGAAAACAGGAGTTGATTTACCTGAAAGTGTTCAAAAGCTAATGGGCTTTATGGAAGACACGGGCGGAGACTTGAATGATTATGTAAAACTAAATCAAGATTTCTCTGAAATGGACAATCATACTTTATTAAAAAAATATTATGATGTAACAAAGCCTCATTTAAAAACAGATGAAATTGATTTTATCATGGAAGATAAATTTTCATTTGATGAAGATATCGATGAGGAGATAGACATTAAAAGAAAAAAATTAGCGATGAAGGAGCAAGTTGCCGAAGCAAAGCTACACTTGGAAAGTGTAAAATCCAAATACTACGAAGATATCAAAATGGGTTCAAAGCTTACGAGTGAGCAAAAGAACGCGGTTGAGTTTTTCGACAGATACAACAAAGAATCAAAAGTAAATCAGAAAACACAGGAACAAGCAAAGTCATCATTTTTAAATAAAACTGAAAATGTTTTCAATGAAAAATTCAAAGGTTTTGAATACGAGGTTGGAGATAAAAGATATAGGTTTAACGTTAAAGATACTGATAGTGTAAAAGAGACCCAAAGCGACATTAATAACTTTGTCAAAAAGTTTTTGAACAAAGATAATCAAATGGAAGATGCTAAGGGTTATCACAAAGCTTTGTATACTGCTATGAACTCTGATAGTATTGCAAATCACTTTTACGAACAAGGTAAAGCTGATGCTTTAAAAGAAAGTATAGCTAAATCTAAAAACATTGATATGGATCCAAGACAGTCACACGGTGGCGAGGTTCAATCAAGTGGTACAAGGTTTAAAGTGCTAGGTGATAATTCTTCTGATTTTAAATACAAAATTAAAAACAAAAATAAATAAAAATTTAAAAAAACAAAATTATGGCATTAACTAATGGAACTAATTTGAATAGTGTAGCTGCTCCGCAGCAACAAGCACTATCTACAAATTACATCGATTTTACAAGCGAATCAACCGCAGGTTGGGCGCAACAATATTTACCAGATCTTATGGAGGCAGAAGCTGAAGTTTTCGGACCGAGAACTATATCAGGATTTCTTTCACAAGTAGGAGCTGAAGAATCTATGACATCTGACCAAGTGATTTGGTCTGAGCAGTCTAGATTACATTTATCTTATAAAGGTACAGTAGTTTTAGCAGGTGATACAAATGGTACGTTTACTGTTACTACTGACATTGACGGTAACGCAATAACTACTACTCATGGTATTAGAACTAATGATGTAGTGCTTATTGCAAGCGCTGGTTTTGTTACTAAGTGTTTAGTAGTAGAAACTCCAGAATCAGCTGTTGTATCGGTAGAGCCTTATGGCGCTGCTACTTTAGCTAGTCATGCAACTACTGCTGGTGGATGTACTTTATTAGTTATAGGTTCTGAGTACGGCAAGGGACAATCTTATACTGATAACACTGGTACGTTTAAGTCTGACTCAAGAACAGCGTTAACGCCTACTTTTAAGTCATTCTCTAACAAGCCAATTATAATGAAAGACTACTATGAGATCTCAGGATCTGATGCTTCTCAAATTGGTTGGGTTGAAGTTTCTGGTGAAGAAGGTCAAAACGGTTACTTATGGTATTTAAAAGCTGAAGGTGATACTAGAGCTCGTTTTACTGATTACTTAGAGATGAGTATGTTAGAGGCTGAAAAAACTGCTGAAGCTTCTATTATTGGTTTTGGTGCTGATGGCCAAATTAGAGGCGCTGCTGATGCTGGCGTTGGTGGAGCTGGTACTGAGGGTTTATTTGCTGCTATTGAAGATAGAGGTAATATTACTTCTGGAATCACTGGAGTAAATGCTGCAACTGATTTAGCTGAATTTGACGCTATCTTAGCTGAGTTTGATGCTCAAGGTGCTATTGAAGAAAACATGATGTTTGTAAACAGAGCTACTTCGTTAGCGATGGATGACATGTTAGCTTCTATGAATTCTTACGGAGCTGGAGGTACTTCTTACGGAGTATTTGACAACGAAGAAGATATGGCTTTAAACTTAGGTTTTTCTGGTTTCAGAAGAGGTTCTTATGACTTCTATAAGTCTGACATGAGATACTTAAATGACAAATCTACAAGAGGTGGTATTAACGCTGCTGCTGGTTCAGCTGCTATCCGTGGTATTATTGTTCCAGCTGGAACTTCTACGGTTTACGACCAATCTTTAGGTAAAAACCTTAAGAGACCATTCTTGCACGTTCGTTATAGAGCTTCAAAAACAGATAATAGAAAAATGAAAACTTGGACTACTGGTTCAGTTGGAGCAACTACATCTGCTTTAGATGCAATGCAAATTCACTATTTATCTGAAAGATGTTTAGTTACACAAGGTGCTAACAATTTCATGTTAATGAAATAAGCACAATTACCTTAAAGAGTCGGGGCTTCGGCCTCGACCCTTTATTTTTATTAATTATTATTATATTATATTATGGCTAAAAAAGCTAAAAAAACAGAGATGGTTGAGGTAGAACCTCAAATTGAAACAATGGAAGAAGTAGTTACAGAATTTTTTGAAGATACTGTAGTCGCGGAACCAAAAATTAAAAAACCAGTTGTAAAGGTTTCAGAACCAAAAAAAGATATTTGGGAGATAAAAGATAGGTTGTACTATTTAAAAGATGGTAAAAAACCATTATCTAGAAGTATTAGATCTGCAAATCTATATTGGTTTGACAAAGAAAAAGGATACGAAAGAGAAATAAAATATTGTGAAAACCAAGCAACGGCTTTTGTTGATGAAATGAAAGGCGACCAAAGGTTATCGCATATAATTTTTAGATCTGGTATAATAATGGTACCAAAAGAAAAAACAGTTTTACAAAAGTTTTTATCTATATACCATCCAGATAGAGATGTTATGTTTTACGAAGATAAACCAGTGGCAAGGGCAGAAGATCATTTAGATTGGTTAGAATTTGAAATTGCAGCCATGAATGCGGCTAATAATTTAGATATTGATATGATGGAAGCTATTATGCGTGTTGAGGTTGGTTCTCAAGTATCAGAGATGAGTTCTAAAGAACTTAAAAGAGATTTGTTATTATTTGCTAAGAAGAATCCAAAGTTATTCTTAGAGCTAGTAACAGATAAAAATATAGGATTAAGAAACATAGCTATTAAAGCATGTGAAGCTTACATTATAGAGTTATCTCAAGATCAAAGATCTTTTAGTTGGAAGTCAACAGGTAGAAAACTAATGAATGTTCCTTTTGATGAAAATCCTTATTCAGCTTTAGCCTCTTGGTTTAAAACCGACGAAGGTGTTGAGGTTTATTCTCAAATAGAAAAAAGATTAAAATAATAATCACTTGTAGATGCAGTCGCTCTACGGGGCGATTGCAAATACAAAACAAAAATATAAAATGGCAATACTTATAGACACGGTATATCAAAGAGTTTTAGC